AGACCTATTAGCGACCTTTACCGGCCCTTGGCGGACCGCAGGGAGGTTACTAGGAGCCTTAGGGCCTCCGATGGCCAGTTGCGGCTTTGGAGCGCTTACCCGCGTTGAAACAAGCGCGCCAGGCTTTGGCCGAATGGCAACCTGCTTGTTTCCAGTAAATGCCTGCTTCATTCTTCCCAGCTGAGCGGCCTTGTAAGAAGCTGCTTCTCCTGCGCTCATCGCCGGGGGAACTCCGCGAACTCCCTTGGCGCCACGGTTGGCTGCTTTCACGCCCGCGCCCAAGAGGCTTTTTGAAAGCTTCTTCAACTTAGGGGTGGACTTGCGCACCGGCTCAATTGGGTGAGAAATACCAAATGCGGACTTCACGGCTACGCCTTGGGTCCGGACTTAGGTGCTGCCTTTTTAGAAGCAGCTGCGGTCTTTGCTGGCCTTGGCTTTACGGCCACCGGCTCAGGCTTAGGTTCTGCCTTTTTGGCAGGCTCTGGGACATCTTTGGCTTTCACGATCCACCCTGCGCGCAGGTAGGACTCTACCCGCAGCCATCCGGCTGCCTCAGGAACGGGATCGCCAGGAAAGCGCTGCTCCCCGTTGACAGTCATGACCTTTTTGGCGATGTACACGATGTACCTCCTAGGACAAACGTACGAGTGCCGTCAAAGCAGCAAAGAGGGGGCCAGGCTTGTGGCCCAGCCCCCTCCGGTGCTTTAGTGCTTCTTACTAGGCGACAGCGTCTGCCAAGTAAATGCCCATGTCTGCCGCGACAACCTTCATGTCGTAGGTCATTTCGGCTTCAATGCGGTCCGAAGCAATGTGCTCCATGCGGAAGGACTTAATCTTGATGCCTTCAGAATTGCCAGCCGAGTAGCCGTTCCATGTGAACGAGTAACCAGCAGATGGCGTCATAAGAGACGGTGAATCAGGCGTGTAGTACAAAGCAGCTGCCTTTGAGTTCGCAATGAACTTGAAGTTGGCCACTGTGTTGTCCTGGGTGGTGTTTGCGTAGTTGTAAGGCTGAGTGGTAGCCGGATCCGTGCTGGTCGCGTAAGCCACCACGATCTTGGGCACGCCAAACAACATAGCAATCAAGTCCTCAGTCACAATTCCGCGCTGAGTGTACTTAATACGATCAATGATGTCAGGGTGGTTCTTAAGCTCCTGCATCACGTTTGCGCCCAAAACCATGATGTTTGGGGCATATCCGGTGAGCTGACGGAAACCGATGACCCACTTGGCAACATCGTTGATGGGATCCGAGCCAGCGTTGTTCCACTGAAGGAATTGCGAGCTGCTCGGGGAGGCTGCAACACCTGAGTACTCGGTGGTCCAAACTCCGGTCTTAAAGAAGCTATCGCACCAATCAATATCCCGCTTGAGCAGGAGCTGGTTGGTAATGAACTTCGTGCTGTCCGAGTCCAAGTTGAAGTTTGAATCGGCGTTCGCGCGAAGCTGATCGTCAATGTCCTTGTGAACTGCGTACACATGTGCGAAGTAGCTATCCGTGTTGACGTTCCAGCCCACGCCTGTCGACTCAGTCGATGGGGCGCGACGCTCAACGTCGGTACGGCGCCAGTCAATCTTGCTGTACTTCCAGTACAGATCGGACTGCTTTTGCACCGGGACCTTGGGGAACACCTTAGTAGCGATGTAATCCTCAGCGGCCTGAAGGTATGCGACTGAGACCGACGTCAACGGAACATTGACGTGGAGATCAGACTGTGTGGGGTTTGGCATCTTCTTTTACCTTCCTCATCCGACCTGAAGCAGGACAGAAACGAGCTTCCCGGACACACCGGCTTCTAATGCAACGCCAACCACCAGAGCTGCGTCTGCTGAAAGGGTTGCAGCTACGGCCTTACCGACGCTGTTTACCTTGACTGCAGCGCCAGCGCTGATTGTGCCGCCAGCCTCAACCAGGGCAACACCGGCGACCGCAACGGTGCAGGCAGCGCCTGTGACCTGCGGCTTGCTCGTAAGCACGCCAATGACAACCTCGTTTGCGGTGGTGTCAGCAAGACCGCAAGTACGACGACCGGTTACCTTTACAAACCGGTACATCTTCCCTGAATTGTCAGAGCCCGAGGTCGTCTGACCTGGAACTCCTGTGGCAGATGCCACGGTTGAATCGGCCACCAGCGAGATGGACCGAAGGATGTCACTTCCAGCCATTGTTGGATCTCCTTATCGGCTGTTGCGGGTGGCCAAGTACTGGTCGTACAGGGCTGGGTTAGAGCTGAAGATGTCGGCCTGCGCGGTAAACTTGCTTACCTTAGAATCAGACTTAGTAATGAACTCTGATGCGTAGGCGTCAACCTCTGCAATAACGTCATTGTGCGACGCCATTCCGTCGTAGCCCAACTCCTCAAAGAGCGCCTCTCCTGCAGCGGAAAGCGCCTTGTGGATGACCGCACAGTCTTCGTAGTCCATGGCGTTAGCCATGCGCATGAGAACTGGTCCCAGTTCAACCGGGTCGATCGGCACGTTGTACTCAGCCGCCTTGGCCACGTATTCACGCGTAAGGCGAAGGTCGCGCTCGGCCTTGGCAATGTGCTCAGCAGCTGCGGCGCGAGCCTCAGCCTTAGAGATTTCGTCAGCGGCCTTTGCGATAACGTCATCGCGCTCGATGTCAGTAAGAGCCTTTGACAGCTCCTCGCGCACCGAATCGCCAAACGACTTACCAACGAGTTCTAGCTCGTCTTCGTAGGCCAGTTCATCGGTCTCGTCCTCATCATCGGTGTTCCATACGTACGCTTCGCCTTCGGCGTCGAATACGATCTGACCGTCAACAAGGTCCTCAAGCTCGATGGCCTCGCCTGTCTCATCAAACAGTTCGGGCACGATTTCCTCCTCAGTAGCCCGCTTGGCAATTGCAACGCGAGCGTGTTGGTTGGCAGGACGATCCACTAACGAGATCTCATCGATCTCAATGTTGGACAGTTCTTTCACTCTCCGTGGCATGTCGCCCTCCTTGTCTACTATCTTGGGTGATAGCGCAAGTCAGTTTTGTATAAAGTCTTTTAACTAAAGTTTTCTTGCGCGTACGGGGGCATGCGTTGCGCGCGCTCGCAGGCTGACTTTGTCAGCCAACTTAAAAAAGTTACTTATCAAGCCAAATCTGATATTGAGAAGTAACTCGGCCTTCTTGCGGGTCAATGAAATGCAATCTTTGCGATGGAACAGCCGAGGAAGCTAGCCCAACTGACGCGTATCTGTTGTCGGACTCCGTAGAGCCAGTGCCGTACACCGCCCCAGCACCGTCAGCAAGGCTTGCTTGATAGTGAGTGTGGTAGTGGCCGACATACACATCTCGGAAAGACCACGGATAAGACCCAGATCGCCACCTGTTTACGTGGTTGACAATGGTGTTCCCCGAAGCGAACCCATTACGCCCAATTTCGTCTCCATGGATTACCAGGGCGCGGTAGTTGCCAATTTCCAGCCTCTGGATATCCTCTGGACAGTCTTTCCAGTCCAATCTGGTCTCCCCGGAGGAAAGCAAGATTTGGCGTGCCAACTCGTAGGTCATACGATCGGCGTTGTCCGAACGAGGAACCGCGTCACGCTTGGAGCCGAGCCTCCCGTGATTTCCCCATTCAGCCACCACTGTGACGTTTTCATAGGCAGCCAATGCTCGCCGCACTACTTCCACCAGAAGATTAGACACCGTAATAAACTGTTCAAACAACGTCGCGTCAATCTCAAAAGGTTGCGTAGGGAAATTAAACATTCCCTCAATCATGTCCCCGCCCAAGGCAATAGTGCAATCCCTTACTGGATGGTGGGTACGCTGAATTTCGGTAATCTGCAAAGCCTTGTCTACAAAGCGGTGCACTCGTTCCCGCATTACCTGAGAGTTGTAGGACGAAGTGAGCTTGGCTCCCTGCCAGTCAGTCAAGTGCCATAGCGCCACCTCTGCCGACTTCTTGCGAACGTCTTTAGTGGGCTTTGGGACTAATTCAATTTTTCTGGCCAGAGCCGCATCTCGCGCCGCTTCAATAGTCGCCTCAACCAGACGATCAGTTCTCGACTTAGCGCGGATAAGATCTCGTTGAGAGCGCATAAGAGCAGCCCGCAGGTCGTCAACCTCTAGTTGAAACGCCTGAGCTTCCTGGCTCAAACGGTCTGACAGCGCCATCTCAGGCCTGCCCACAAGTGCACTCTTTGCGGCGGTGTCTTTCAATTATCTTTACCGACACTGAGTGGCCTTCGTCCACCAAAATGATTTTCAAAGCAGTGTGCCCCCATCCAGAATCCATTTTTAGCGCTTTTTCCAGGGCGGCACGCTCGTCTTCACTCAAGCCATCCATTAGGACTTTAATCCCGCATGGTTTTCCACCCGATAGCGATTTAGCTGGCTCTATCAAACGCTCTTTGAGACTCATAGGCCTCTTTCTCTTGTTGGGCGGTAAGAGACAGGACTAACGCTCAGATATGAGGGATAATACGTCCCTTAGCATCGCGACGAATTCCGTCCTGACCGATGTTTAAGCTTTTGATAACTCGCCGCACGTCTTGTACGGTAGTTCCGGACTTCAGTTCCCAGTGCATTGCGTCGGCCCAATTGTTATTCCATCCCTCAGTCTGAGGGGTATGCGGATCATCTGCAATCTCTACAGACGCGCCCCATGTAACAATTTGGTAACGCTTACGGATTCGCTGAGCCTTGATATTCCTGTTGAGTTGCTTCCACCAACCATTGACTCCGGTGCCAACGGCACCTTCCGCAGATGCGTTAATATCAATGGCAACCCCAGCGCTGTGGTTTGACCAGCCCGCTCCGGGAACTCGACTTGGGCGATAGTCATAACCGTCAGAAGACGTGACCTTGTTGATAACACGGTTGTAGTCCCGCACGAGGGATGAGAAAAGGGGCCACACCTCGGCATGGGTCCACAGCGCAGTTCCGACGCCAGGAACCTTGGCGTTCTTAGCCCGTGGGTCTCCCCAAGCTGGGTTGTCTAATACCGGCCAGCCGCTAATAGAAGTAGGCATGTCAGACCTCGTCATCAAAGATGTCGTGTAACTCAACTGGCTGTCCAGTTCCAACCCCAAATGCCTTGTCGGCCGGGTTAAGCCAGCGCACGATCACCGGCAGCGCGGAAGCGGCGGCTGCAATTACCCAGGTTTGCCAGCGGTCCAAAGAAATTGTTCCGCCAGTCGTCCAATCGGCAATGGCAAGGGTAATAACTACAGCCACAAAGGTGCGCAGTGCTGAAGCTAAGGGAGATTTAGCAAGCCATTCCGACATCATTTTTCCTCAATTCCTAGGTGTTCCATCAAGAGGTCAACCTTGCGGGCAATATCCGGCAGCGACTTGCCGCCGTTGGAAGTGGGTTGAATCAATCTGGTGTGGCTAAAAACTTCTTCCCTGATCACTTCTTTAAGCCAGCGCATGTACCTTCTGCCTAACCAAGTAAGTCCACCAAGTATTATTCCGAGAATAGAGAGCCAGGTGAGCAACTCACCTGATTCATTAATCCACGGCGGCACTACGGACTCCCTCTAGTTACGCTTTGTCCTCTACAAAGACAAGGTAACGAAGAGACCAAGTCAAGAACGTCGAAAAGATCGTCGGACGACGCGGATTACGACGGAACGATTTTTTTACGAGGCTTACGAGGCTTCTTTCCGTCCATCCACGACGAGTACGGGCGACCCATTCCAGTGCGCTGGCGCTCTAAGTATACAGTTGCTCCTCCAAGCCCAGCGGCTAATACCCCGAGCTTTCCAGCACGGCGAAGCTGCGAAACACCTCCGGCTTTGCTCTTAAGACGACCTAGTGAATTTAAGGTTCCCTTGGCGCTGTTAAATACTGGTCGCGTGCGCGCAGTTGTTGCAATCTCGTTACCTTGGGGCTTTTTAGCGGCGTTACGTAGGGCGCTACGCAAATCTTGCGCGTTAGTGCGAACGCCAGAAACCTCAGCGCGTAGTTTCTTTGATCCACGGTAAGCGGAAATTGCAGCTCCGCTACCTGCTAGACCAGTTCCAGCGGCAGCACCGGTGGAGTAAACTTCCATCCGCTTCATTCGACGCTTTTCAGGGTCGTATTCGCGTTTGGATACGAACTTTCGTAGAGTTCCACGAACAATTCGCGGCTCCTCCATAGGAGTATCTCCTTTGAATGGGTTAGTCTGAATTGTCTTCAGGCTTGAAATATCCCTTGCGGTTTGCTCTCCGTGTGCCAGCTACGCCGCCTGCAACTGCTCCGCCACTCCCCAGAAACTGTCCGCCCATAGCCATGCCGGGCTTTTTTGCTGCTAGGCCAGCGCCCATAACAGCTGTGCCGGGAAGCGCACCGAGAACTGCGCCACCGGCTTGGTTTCCGACTGCGCGAAGCTTCTTACCTTTGCGCCCAGCGGCTGCGGCGTGAAAGGGGGCAAATAGTCCTCCAGCGGCCATGCGACCGACCGATGGGTTTCCAGAACTTTTCTTATCGGCCTTGGAAATTCCGCCGTGGTCTACGCCAAAAGCTGAAACAGACATACCCTTTTCCACTTTTTGACGTGCGTCTTTGCACATGGCGCAAGGGCACTTGCAGCCAGGCTCGGGCTTGCCTTTTTTACAATTACAATCGCATCCTGCGCACATTACATATCCTTTTCTATTCTCGAACCCTTGCCGTGGATAGAGAAGCCGGTTCGCTCTTGCTTCTTTACCATTTCCCATTGGTCGTCGTCTTGAACTTTCATTCCAATCCACCAGCCATGGGGCAGGGCATCCTCGGCCAATCCCATATGCTTAAGCTTCTCAGGCGTGACAAGGAAGGATTCAATAAGGTCGGCTGTGTGCTTTGGTCCTTCTCCGTCGCGAGCGTGCATGTCCCCACCCTTACGGGAAGACAAAACGTAGTGGTAGGCCGCTTTTTCAATCTCGTCCAGCGGAATGTAGTCTCCCTGACGGTCAACAACTGGCTGTCCATCTACTGAAGTCAACGAGGCCCATCCGAATACCTGCCTCTTGTCTTCGTCAACCTTAGAGATTTCCGCGCTCCACTCCATGTCGGGGCCGTAATCTTTAACTACTGGTTGCTTTGGCTTGGAAAGCGCTATTGCCCCGGCAGTCAAGGCTCCGGCTCCACCAAGGATCGCAAGATTACGGACTCCTGCGCGCGAGGCGTTCTTCATTGAACTTCTGTACGCAGACTCGCTAGGACCGCCGAGAAAAGGCTTTCCGGTCACCTTGCGGGCTATAGACCTACCAGCTCGGTAAGACCCAGCTACGGGACCGCCTTTAGTTGCCGAAAACCTCTTGGCAATTTCCTCAGCCATATTGATGGCCTGAGAACTGGTAATTACGCCGTCCTTGCGAGCGGCGAGGATAGGGGAAAGCATTTCTTGAACGTCTCTCTTGGCAATTTTTGACTGCCTATGTAGAGCTCTTGCTGCGATAGCGTCGCCAGCTAGCTCTCCGCCGTGCAGGGCCAAAAACCCTCCACCGACTACCGCAGCAGAACGCCCCGGGTGATTGGCAATGCTCCTAATACCAGGGATCTTCTTTGCTGCAAGCTTTGTTGTTCTAGCGGCATTTGATATTTTTACTTTGGTCGCGCTTGGCGGCTTTGGGGGGCTTTTTGGCATGTGACCAGTTTGAAGATTTTTATCGTAGGTTCCTTGGTTCCAGCGACGCATAGCCTTAATAGAAGCGGGCCCTTGGTGACGAATAGCGTTAAGGGCGCCAACTGTCGCTACAACATTAAGGGCTTGACCGACGCGAACTTCCTTCTTGTTGGGTGGTTTTCCGGAAGTGCTTATTGATCCGCCTTTAACAACAACCTGGTCAGTAAGCTTTTTTAAAGCCCTGCCTCTGGGAGTTACCGCACCTACAGTAAGAGCAACGTCCTTTGTCTTTTTAGCTTTCCTGCCAACAACTTTAAGATTCCGCTGAACGTGCATCTCGGAAGCGTCATTCATCTTAGATACAACGTCCCACGCGGCTTGCGGGTCGACAGCGTCGCCCAGCACCGCGCCTAGTACGGCGGCAAATGACTCTTGCTCGTTCATCATATTACCCATCTTGGTGCTCTTTTCCACTCACCGCGTTCGGGCGAGCGTGACGATCCGGTATTTATAGATATTTTCACTAAGGTAGGCGGACAAATCATCGTCAGGGGCAAGTTTTTTAATATCCACAGAAACCACCTCATATTCGCTGTCTGGGTCAATTTCCATTGGAGTCACTGGGCGATTTTTATCAAGTGTAATGTAATTACTCATATATTCGCCCGTGCGCGTTTGCGGTGATCTCAAACGAAGCACGGTTGGCATGTATTCCCCAGTATCCATAGTGGAGTCGGCGTCATCAAAATCCACAGTCATGGGAATGAGCCAGTCGGCCATCGCTCCCATTGTAAGAAGGTCGGCGTCCAAATCAAGCGCATGCATTTTTTCTGGGTTTGCAGCCAAATATAGCTTGTACTGCTCCCCTATGTATTGTGCAATTTCGTTGTTTTTGCGCAGATCCATGTAGAATTTTTCGCGAAGATTTTCCCCAGACATGTTTGGAGCGTCCTCGCCATAGAACGATTTAATGTCATAATCAGTAAGATCTTCATCGTCAGCAATAATCTCGTAAAGATTTTCATCAAATAATTCTCTAGCGTAAGAGTAAGCGGCGTCCATGCCTCTCCCCGAAGCTCCAAGCGCCTGTTTTGCAGCCTGTCCTTCTATAAAACGGGCGCGGGCTATTTCTTTGGAGTCAATAAGTGCCTCGTGCAGACCCAAATCAAAGTTTGAGTATCCGCTGTATTCCGATCGATATCCAATAATTGGAGGCCGTATATTTTCTGGAATGTCAGAAAAACCTTCGTCTAGGGCATTCTTTAGTTCCGCAAAATTGATCTTTTCACCAGGTGATGTAATTCTTGGAGTGAATTTTCCCTGTTGGCGAATAAGAGTGGCGTAATCGTCGTAGAACATCCATGCGTCTGCTTCATCAGGACCGAAGTCCCCTCTATTTTCTTCGGTAATTTTTTCATTTATTGATGGCGCGCGACGAGAAATAATAAGCGCAGCTACTTGAGAAACTGAGGAACTTGACAGCGCCTCTACGCCAATGGTGGACAGCTGTTGTGACAATGTTTCAGAAAGTTTTTGCGTATCAGTTTGAGAAAGTTGTTGATTTTGAGATGAAGACAATTCTGATGATTGCGTATTAGTTTGTTCTTGCGTATCAGTTTGAGAAAGTTGTTGAGTTTGAGATGAAGACAATTCTGATGATTGCGCTGATGACAACAAAGAAGCAGAAGACAAAGTAGAAGTAGAATCCGATTCTAACCCAATTTTGGAAGATGAGAGCAGCCCAATTTGTTCTACTTGATCGTTCATAGCCTTGCGCTCAAGTCGCAATTTTTCCTGAAGGTCACTAAGAATTCTTTGAGTTTGAGAAGACTTTTTCCCACCCCTAGTCAAAGTGACTCTACGAGCGCTGGGGGCATTACGCTGCTCGTTTCTAGAAAACCTACCAGAGCGATCTCGGTCGTAAGGATCCCCTGGAGCTACTTTTTGAAATTGCGTGGAATACACAAGCTGTACCCGGCATCGGCATCGCGGGTGAACTCCCGGGGCAAAATACTTCTCATCCCCAGAAACAAAGTAATCGTCTGGAGCTACCATTTGACGATCCATTGGGCCACAAATTGGGCACACTCGTTCATCTTTAGCAGTAATCCACATTTTTTGAGCGTCTTCGGGCATGTCTCCGCTCTTGTAGGCAAACTGCCAAGTGAGCGCTTTGGCCATCTGAACCGAAGCATATGCCTCATTATTACCAAGAAGCTCCGCGCGCTTTAGGATTAGTCGGTCAATGACGGTGCGTACTGATGCCGGAACAAGGTCACCGGAATAAGTTGGATCTCCTTTAGAAAATGAGGATATTGCCTGGCGCATGCTTTGGGCGTCTAGTCCATACGCCTCCTTGGCGCGTATGGCAGCTAATTGAGGGTTCAATCCCGCGTTTAGTTGAGCGTTAAATCCTTCAATAAGCGCTTCTGTAGACGTGCTGGTGACATATTCGCCCATTTGTTCGGCGTAGGCTCCGGCTAGAGCTTCTAATTCCGCGTAAGAAAGGTTTGTAGTCGAACCCAGCTTAAAAGAGTGCATTACCGCCGGAATAACCATTTTTTGCCAAGTAGGCATAATTTTAGGCCAGATACGGGACAAAGCTTCTCTTAAATCACGCTCGCTTTGCGCCTGTTCCTCACGTAACCGAACAACAGCAATCCTGTGGTGGGCATATAGCGCCGCTGCGATAGCCAGCGCAATCCAAAAGAGTACCTTTCGACGTTGCGAGGCTCCTACCTGCTCGCTAACGTCAACTCCGTTGGCAAATTGCTGCTGGTTAAGAAAATCTTCAGGAGACTGGTTGAGGAAGTCCTCAGGTGACTGCCCCAGGAACTCCTCGGGCTGCGCGGTCACCTTTGAATGCCCCGTTTGGTGTTTGCGTTAGGATTTTCCTTGGCATCAAGTTTTTCCTCGGCAAGACGGTTTGCCTCGGCCTCGGCAAGCGTTAGGTCTATGCGAGCCATCAATTGATCCGTTTCGTTTGTGTTTGGATTATCTAAAGCCGCTTGGCCAAGTATCCGATCTAACTCACTTTTGGCTTGAGGACCTTCAAGGGTCAGCACGGTCCTCTGGGTTCCATCATCTAGGTCTGGCAGGTTTACTACCCGAGCCTGTGTTCCAGCCTGAGGAGCCGCCGTAGGGGCGTCCTCGGCGTTTGCAGCCTCCTTGTACAGAGTATTGAGTTGGCGCAGTTTGGCCAGTCCCATAATCTCGGATTCGACCTCGGCTCGCTTAGGAAGGCCGCCAGGAGGCGCTGCTGCAAAATTTCGGTTAGCAGTTTCTATTTGAACCATTTTTGATCGGGCTTTTTTAATTCCGTCGGAAATCTTTTCAGAGAATTGGCTATCGTCAATTATTCTAATTCCGGCGAGCCTCTTGGCGCGCTCCAAAGATGGGTCGGAATCGAACATGCGTTCGTATTCTTGAGACGCACGTCCAGGACGGTAGGACGCTCCAAAGTCGTAAATCCTCTTTGAGCTTCCTGGACTCAAGAAATTAATCATGTCGTATTTAGTCTGCTCGGGCACTTCCCCGCGATTTTGGTAAGCTTCGCGGAGGTCTTTGTCCAGACCAAATACTCCCCTGGCTTTAAGTTTTTCAAGGTCGTCAGGGTTTGAAATTAGTCGGTTAATTTCTTGTAATTCACGATCCAGCTTTGCGCGGTTGGCTGGTGAGGACATAATAAACTCCACCAAATCGTCGTTGCTCATCCCGCCAGTAAGCAAAGGAAAATCAGATGATGCTTTGTCAGAGCCGAATTTTGAGCCAAATTGGGCGTTCCACCCGTTGTCCCTTGCGTGAGACACAAGGTTTGAAGTTGCACGAGCTTCTCGGTCGATACTTTGCAGTGGGCCAGTCTGCGAAGATCTAACATCTTCTGGAGCTACTCTTTGCTCTCTGTCTTGCTGCTCGGGCTGGCTGCGCTCAGGTTGCGATGTGGAGAACCGACTTGGACGATTAAAAGCCCTAGACGAGT